AATCCCCCTCCCCCTTAATCCCCCTTACCAAAGGGGGCAGGGGGTTGTTCCAAAGGGGGGTAGGGGGGTTGTCTGGTAAGGGGGATTAAGGGGGACTTTAGGCACTCGTAGGCACTTTAGACACTCGTAGGCACTTTCTTCACCCACGAAGTGGTTTACTTCGTAAACCACGCGAAGCCCGACCTGCCCTCTTACCACTCCTCTGCTTGTTTTATCGCTCGGCGAAGGTTTTCCGCATCTCTTTTTATATTCTCCTTTGCCGTAAAAACACCGGTAATCATCAGCCGTGGCATTAGTTCTTCAGCATTTGGACATAGACCCGGCTTGTATTGATAATTTCCTTTGTAGAATGGGCACTTGATGGGACAACCAGTATCATCATAAGCGGTAGCATCTTTGAACATCGGATGAAGATACGCCGGCTGGCTGTTGTTATAGCCGAAAACGAGGTTACAACGGTTGTCACTCATAGCTTTCTTGAACGTATCCAATCTGATTCCATACTTGTCTCCATGAAACGTCGCAGCATAGAGATGATAAGTATTCACCGAACCCTCATAACCGCCTTGTGGCTGTATCCATTCGCAGTCCTTCAACACTTCATTGTAGATATTGGCGTTTTCGATGCACTCTATAACATAGTCTACGGTGCGGTCGAGTTGCACAAACGCAACAGCCGCGACTAATTCAGTCATCCGGTAATTCCAGATGTAGGAGAGTTTTGGCGAATGCGAACCGCGTGAGCACATCTGCATTAATTCATTAAATAACTTATCATCCGAAGTGATGACGATACCACCGTCACCTGTCGCCATCTGTTTGGACATCTGGAAACTGAACACGCCGATATGTCCCCATGTACCTGTATATCTCCCTTTGTGCGTCGCGTAAATCGCATGAGCGCAATCTTCGATTAACACCAATCCATGTTCGTCGGCAATTTCCCTCAGTTTGTCCAATTCGCATGGTTGTCCCCACAGGTTGGTGCAAACAATCGCTTTTGTATAAGGGCTTATCACTTTCTTCACTGATTCTGGGTCGATGTTATGAGTACGTGGGTCAACATCGGCGAACACTGGATACCCATTGTGGTACATTGTCGCGATTGCGCCGAATTGGACGATAGGGTCGCAGATGACCTCTGCGCCCGGCCCAACTCCCGCTGCTGCTACCGCCATGTGCAAACCCGCCATTGCGGAACTCATCGCAATACCATATTTGGCGCCCATGCGCGCGGCAAATTTCTGTTCAAATTCACCGCGTATGCCCTGGCCATATCCTCTCGAACCTAACGAACCGCTATCTAAAACTCGTTTGAGTTGCGCTAAATCTTGTTCGTCAAAAATTCTTGGCATTTGATTTTACCTTTCTATTGTTATACAACTTTTTCAGTTATTGCTCTCTTGCGGTCAGGGTCGTAATACGTAATGCGTAAAACGTAATTATTATTACGCTTTACGTTTTACGCATTACGTATTATAAAGCTTCTCCCAAGTGAAAAAGGTCGTGAATTTACATCTTCGACAACTCCGGAACTACCGGCTTTTTCTCTAAACCGTAAACCGCTACTTCAATAAGGCGCACTGTTCCTTCCTTCAGCGTGCCATTGCCCGCGTCTTTGGCGTCATTGGTATCCAACACCAAAATTCGGATTTCATCTGTCTCCACAGGTTGAAATCGAAGCATTATCACACCTTTGTTATTGTTAGCTATTAAGCTTTTCGCTTTCCTACTGTTGCCTATTAACTGTACTTCAACCCAATTGGTAAAACCTATTGTTGAAGTTTCTCTATAGAAGAGTCTCAGTTCACGCACACCATATTTGGCGGCGGGAAGTATAGGCGAATCAACAGTATGCACTACTACCCGGTTAATTCGCTTGGGTTCGGGGAAAGCGATTCCTACCCACCCAGGGGCGCTTGCTATACGTTCCGAAAACGAAACGTTAACAACTCTATTGCCGCCTCACCCACCGCCGACATTACCGGCTTTCTGAATGCTTCTGGTATATTGCAATGCCCAACCTTCCCCTGAATCCCATCCAGCGGACGATGTGACGCCGTTGATAAGGGTAGACGCTCGATGTTCTGCATTATCAGAGGAGACCTCTATGATTGCGCCATTCTCCGACAAAGCGTAATTAACTAAATTATCAACGCTATTATCTATAGCCAGGAAAGCGGCAGGAACGCAACCCAGCACGACAACACACAGGGCAGCAATAGCTATGGGTAAAATTTTGCGCATCGTTATCACCTCCTCAAGCGTGAAGTAACCAAACTTTTCTTTAAGCATGCCCTTGAGCATAGCGAAGGGAAAGAAAAGTTCCATCAAAAGAAATAATAGGAAGAAAGTAAATACCGCGGATTGAATAGACGCACGCGGACGGTTCATTTTGCTCAGTAGGGGGCGTAGTAGGATGTTGTTACTTCGGAAGCCACTCCGCGTGCGTCCATCCGGTCAGTGGTATCTACTTCTTGTTCAAAGTTCAATTCCCAACTGCTTTTCCAGTTGTTTCACCCCGTTAGAAAGATGCCCCGACTGATTGAAAATCAGTCGGGGTAAGAAATATATAGTTCACCCCGTTACAAAATAATACTTTTTTTTTATACCCGGTAATATTACAAGGTAGATTTTGTAACGGGGTCAGTCGGGGTTTGAAGCCCCGACTGAACTTTCTAACGGGGTTCACAGGAAAAACCTCTGTATTGCTGAGATTGCGGTAGATAACTATTAAGTTGTCGTTGTCGAAGACTATTCTGTCGAGAAGCAGTTTCAGCACATGCTTCTGATGAAATATATTCTGCTTTCTCATAGTCTCCTCAAACTTTCTGCAGTATTCTACCCAGTTTGTGTTTACGACCGATTGCTTGTTTTCCAACAGTTGTTCTTGCTCTCTTAGCGATTTTAGTGTGTTCTCGAGAGATATTATCCTGGATGACACGGACTCGGAGTCCATATTGTTGCTCTCTACTAAATCTAACAAGTGCGATAGACGCTGTTCAGTCGCGGTGCAATTGTGTCGAATTGACTGAAGCTCAGTCTCTGCTTCACTTGTGTATTGGAGAGATGCTGCTTCTAATTGTTTGATGTGTTCTGGTTCGAGAATATAGTCCCGGATAATTGTTAGCGTGGTTTTTTCAGCTACAGCTTGCGGAATCGACCTAATGTCACATTTCTTGCCACGTCTCTGTCCTGAACATGAGTAATAGTAGTAAATCTTTTTAGTGTGGCTTGTGGCAGGACAACCCACCATAGCATGTCCATTAGCACAGAAAAACAATCCTGACAAAAGATAATTGCTTTCCAGATGTCGCATTTGTTGACGAGTGTTTGTCTTTCGTAATTGTTGTGCTTTCTGGAAGGTCTCTTTATCAATTATTGCAGGATGATTGTTCTCTATCCTAATGTTTTTCCAGATGTGTGTTCCAGTGTATCTTTCATTGTTGAGAATACGTAGGATGTGGCTGCTTGTAAATTCCGAACATTTTGTTCGAAATTCCGAACATTTTGTTCGAAATTCTTGAACATTCTGTTCGCTGTTTAGCGTCCTTGCTATGTTCTTAGCACCGTGCCCGTCAAGGTACATTCGGAATATACGTTTGATAACCGGTGCGTAGATTGGGTCAATTATGAGTTTGTGACGAGTCTTTCTTTTAGTATCCGTAGCTTCTGCGATTTTGTAACCGATAGGTGCTTGTGAGCCGTTCCAGTACCCGCGCGTAGCATTCTCAGTCATTCCGCGTATAATATCTTCAGAAAGCATGTTTGAGTAAAATTCGTTGACACCAGCAAGCACAACCTTTAGCAGACTGCCAGCAGGCGATTTGTCTACTGGCTCTGTAATACTTATGACCTCTATACCGATAGCATTCAGCTTTTGCTCTTCGGACAACTGGTCAAGAGCATTACGAGCAAAACGGGAATATTTCCAGACAAGTACCGCATCGAAAGGTTTGGGGGTCTTCCGTGCTTCGTGTAACAAGTTTTGGAATGCTGTTCGATTTGTAGTTCTGCCGCTTGTTGGGTCGTCATAGAATTCTGCCACAACTTGCCAACCGCGTTGGTTGGCATAATCTCTCATTTCTCTTAGTTGGGCGGGAATTGAGAGATTTTTTTGCGTTTGTTTTATGTTGCTGACTCTGGCATATAAACACGCTCTCATGTTTAACTCCTGGGCAGGTTCGCCTGCCCATCTTATGCTGAACGTGACTCATGTGTTCGAACACATATCGACGGCTGTTTGAAACATCTTCACCAGTTGCGCTTGTCGCTTTTCGGGTAGTTCCTTCATCTTTTCCAATACTTTGTCCAATCCACTAATCGTCATAGCTTTTGTGTTTCTTACTGTCAGTGCCGAATCCATCTGGGCTTTCCGCGTATCGTACACGACTTGTCGGACATCCGCATAATCCCATCCTAAAAGGCTTGAGATGCGAATGATATTGTCTTCGTCTGGTAGATTGTCACCTTTAATCCACTGAGAGACAGTAGGACGGGAGACATTCATGTCAGCAGCGAAATGTGCATATTGCCCATACTCACCATATTTTAAAGCTATTTTCTCTTTTAGTGCGTCCTTGAACAACAACATATTGACTTCTCCTTTCTTTGTCAATTTTTTGTTCGACTTATAGTATACAATAAAATCAGTTTATTGTCAAGAAAAATTTGTTTATGAAACATTTTTTTTCAAAAAAGATGATTTTTCTCTTGACAGATTTGTCAATTTATGATATACTTATTAGAAGTAAACTAACAGGAGGTTTTGAAAATGAAAGGACTGTCGCTACAGGCTGTTAATCGGGCAATACAAAACAGTGGTCTGAAAAAAACATACATTGCACAAAAGCTCGGAATGCAAGTCAACACACTCTACTGTAAGCTGATTGGCAGGCGACCATTTACCAATAGTGAACTTAGTGTAAAAGCTGATGTAACTGGCGCCGAAATGGTAGATTTTTTTCTTTTGGGGGATGAGAATGATGCTGCCTAAAGACTTTGTTCATGCCTTCATACGCATGGTATTGGAGTATGAAGAACAGAAGGCTGGTGATAAGATGAAGATAGTACCAATAAAGCGAAAGTCAAGCATAACGCCAATAGCTTTGGGTTCTCTGATGCACAAATCCTGTACTATTTGCAGCGACGATGACCCAGTTCCGATTCACTCTCTTGAGGAAGCATACGACCATGCCTGGGACCATTGGGATGCCTGGCAGACAAAACTGCGCGGTGGGGCGGTACAACTGACATTGTTTGATTTGGAAGAATTGGATGAACGAAACTCGGAAGTGAGGTGATACAATGACGCTAACATACAGCCAGATACAGACCTGGCTTGATTGCAGAAGACTATATAAGTTTCGGTATGTGGATTTGCTTGCGCCAGTCTCAGAGTCACCTGCGCTGAGGCTTGGTTCAGCTATCCACTACGGTTTGGAGTGGCATCATGGGTCGGATAGTGGTGTTGAAGCAATAGAGCGATTTTATGACAGAAATCCTGCTATTGTTATTGATGATGATGCTATAGTTCATGAACTTGGAAACGAACAGAATATTGCTATTGCTATGATGGAGGGTTATAAGTGAGAAGTCTGCTATTAGGACAGGGGAGATGTTCAGATGAAGATTTCGGTTGAAGTAAAGATGGGCAAGCTGATAGCTACTGGCATGCTTGATGTCTTAGCGAAGCAGGCATTGGGAGAGGTAGGAGAGAAGCTGGTAGAATCTGTGAATCGAGGGTTTCAGGAAGAGAGAGCACCAGACGGAAGCAAGTGGACGCCGAACTCGCCAGTAACGATAGCGAAGAAGGGTCATAAGAGGGTGCTATTTCACCTTGGTCATCTGTCAGGTAGTATTCAGGTTGTCGCTCAAACTGATAGATATGTTAAGGTAGGTCCAGCGACACCAGAAGAACAGAGGAAAGCAATACTGCATCAGTTCCTTGGTGTCATGTCAAAGGCTGCGCCTGGCAATCCGATAAAGCGTCCCATGCTCGGTATTAGCGAGTACAGAGGAGACCTTGAGAATGCAAAGAACATTATCGAACGGGTGTTCAGCGAGGGAATGAAATGAGCATAGAAGTTTTAACTGAAGAAGAAGCGCAAGCGTCGGAATATTACACAAACCTTCTCCTAAAAGTAAAGGAGATTTTGAAAGCAAACGGTTCGATACTGAAGGCGGGGTTTTACTCAGTAAAAGAGAACGTTTTCATCGGTAGCCGTAGAGCATTGCCATCCTTACCTGCTATTCATATTGAAGGCGCAAGGCATACAGAAGGGTATCTCACTTATGGCAATCGTGAGAATACGATTACGTTTAGAGTGTTCATCTGGTTTTATACTGTATGGGCTGATACTGAAGAGAATGAGAAACAAATCCATCAACTTGGCGACCGACTTATGGAGGTGTTCAGACAAAACGAAGACCTTGATGGATTAGCAAGACAGATACCCTCAATGGATGTGGCGTATGACACGATGTCTACTCAAGAGGGTGGTTTTTTGCGTGCAGGACTGTTAGTTTTAGAAATTGCAAAGGATGTAAGTATATAAGGAGGTTTAAGATGGCTGCAAGAGCAGGTAAAGATGCAAAAGTTAAGATAGATACTAAGTCGATGGCCGGAACCAATGACTGGTCGATTCCTGAAGCAATTGACATGATTGATATAACTTCACATCAGGATGAATACAGAAAGTTCATTGCTGGACTTAGTAGTTGGACCGTCAGAATAAGCGCGTATTTCGATAATGCCGATGATGCACAAGCAGCAATCTTGGCGGCTAGAGCTAGCAAGAATGAAGTTATAGTGGAATGTTTTCTTGATGCCACATATTATCTTACCGGGTATGCGCTTGTAACTGGTATAGACGTGAGTGCGCCATTCGCAGGTGTTGTTTCGGTAACTTACAGTTTGCAGGGGTCTGGTGGACTATCTTTAGAGCCATAAATGATTGGGAGGGATTTCTATGTCGGCAAAAGCGGGGAAATATGCGTCGTTTTATCTCCCTAATGGCAGTAGCATTGCTTTCACGTCAGAGGCTTGTGAGTTGGTCAGCGGTTATACCTATAAGATTACTGACATCAAGAAAAGATACTGGGATGACCAGAATGCTGTAACGGTATACGAGAATGGTGTGCCATCCATCCGAGAAAGTTCTTCAAAAGCAGAAGACTGAGTTAGAGGATGTCAATCGAAAGTTAGAAGAACAAAAGCAGAAATTAGAAAATCTTCGTAAAATCCAGAGTCAATATGAGGACAAAACGCCAACCAGCACATTGGAAGCCTTAGCCCCGGCGGCAGTCAGCGCGGAGATAAAGAAGATTGAGGATTCAATTAGGGTGCTGGAAAAAATCCGCCTGAAGTTGCTTGGAGATGATGAAGTTTCTAAAGCAAAACAGTATGTTGAAGAACTGAAAAACATTGATGAATTAATTCGCAAGATAACAGCACAAACAGCAGAAATACGTGTAGAATTGCTTCCAGAGGGACAGGAAAAGGAACTGGAACTCTTGCGCGTTCGACATGAAAAAGCAATGGCTGAGATAGACGCGGAATTAGAGAAAATCAAAGGGAAAACAACTGACGAAGTTCAATATGCGCAAGAATTGAATGAACAAAAAGTGGCGCTTGAAGCAAAATATCAAAAAGAACGATTGGATATAATCGCCGAATATACCCAGAAGAGCTATAAACTTGCTGAAGAGGGCCTCAAAGCCCAACACGATATAATAATGGGGTCGTTGGAAGAATTTAAAACATATTACCGCTGGTCTTTATTATTGGCAAATCATGATGCAGAGGTGAAGCAAAATCTTAGGAAAAGGCAAGCGGAGGAAAACCAACACTTTATAGACATCACTCGCGATGCCCAAGAATGGTCTATTTCTGCAGAAATACAAGCTCAGAAAGATGCGGAAGAGGAAAAAGCCAAAGTAGCGGTAGAGTGGGCGGATTGGGCAACGGAACAATTTGCAAAGGGGCAAGATTTAATTCAACAACAAGATAAGGAAAAGACCGAACGACAAACCCAAATCGAATCGATGGCTTATGAAACCCGCTGGCGGGTTTTCTCTCTCTTTAACAAGAATGTAGTAGAGGTTCAAGATAAACAGGGAGAAGAGTTTATTTTGTATGTTCAGAAGATGAAAGAGGGATGGCAATTGGCCATCGCAAGTATGCAATATGCGTTTCAGCAATTCAGTCAAGAAGTTTCTGGAAAATGGAAAACTACGATGGAATTTATCACTGATGCTATAGAAACCGGTATTGCTATTCAGCAAAAGGATTGGAAGGTTGCAATAGAGAATATTATTACCTGGTTAGTTAAATTAGGAACTGTGGCCAAAAACGCCATAAGCGAAGCTCTCAAAGGTCGAGAAGATATTTTGGGGGCTATAAATAGGCAACCAACCCGCTTAGAACGAATAACAACTCCTGCCGAACAGGAAGCCTTTGCACGTCGCGCACAGAGATTAGGGCAACCAGTTCCGGTTACAACCTTACACATGCCTGCAGAAGAAATACAGAAACTAACTGCTGAAGAAGCCAAACAAAGTGGTGAGTCTATCCAAATCTCTCAAATCACTGGTCCGACAAGAGATTTGTTTGTTGGATTGCTTGAGCCATTGAGGAACCTGAATATTTTGCCTGCCCTAATGGAGAGTATGAGGAATGCGATTTATGAGATGCGGGATGCTTTCCTCGGTAAACAAATGCCTGGTGATAGTTATTCAGCGCCTAAAGAAGAAACTGAGACAACAAGCAATGTTAGCATTGAGACGGTAAATATCAATGTCCAAAAGGCTTCCGACGCTGCTGACATTGATTATCTCAATCGAACATTGAGCGATGCTTCGAGACGAGAACAAAGACTATTAGGGAGGCGAAGGTGATGCAGATTACAGGAAATGGCTATTCATACTCAGTGCCTTCCAGCCTCGACCTTCGGACCTTCGAGGATGCAGATGAGATTGGTGGATTAGCGATACCTGGGCGAACGGGCTTGGTTGTAAACAAAAGGGCAATTAGCAAGGGTGTAAATCTGACTTGTGTTCTAAGTGGCTATCTCGCTGGTACTGATGCAACTGACTTAGCTGACAAGTTCAAAGAGTTTACTGAGGTAATCAATTCCTCACCTGAGCCATTGATGATTAGTACAGGCACACGGACCCACCCCTACCCCTCCAAGGAGGGGACGATTAGAGTCAGGAAACAAAATCTTACGGTCGAACGTATCGCGTCTGGTGGCAGAATAGTTAGATTATCTGTGACTTTTGTAAGTGAGGATGGTTGCTGGCAGGATAGTTTGCCTGTTGAGGCAAATCTTGGGACTTTTTCAGGTTACCCCTATGCTGTCTTGTCTTCTGTAACTGTTTTGGGGTCCCTTGATACCTTTCCTACAATTATTTGGCGGATGAGTGGTGAAATTAAAGACCCAGTTGTGTGCTGGTATGGTAGAAATCTTGTCAGGAATGGTTCGTTTGACAACGGAACTTATGATTGGTCTGTTGAAGGCGATGCACGGTGTGAGAAGTATGCGAGTAAAAACGTTGCAAGAGTAGCTGAGAACCATTCGCTTGCTCAAGGGTATATTCCGTGTATCGGTGATACGGTATACTATTTCAGTGCATATATTGCTTCTGATACTGCTTCGACTGCAAGGATGACTGTTTGGTGGTACAATAGCGATGGTGGGTTTCTCGGTGCGAATAATATTGATTTGGCAACTGCCACGTCTTTGGTGAGAATATCTGATGATATAATGTCTCCTGCAACTGCCGCATTTTGCCAGGTGATTTTGAAATCAACAGTAGCAGGGGTATTTGTATTCTTTACTGATGTTCAGGTTGAAGAAAGCGTATCATTAAGTGAGTACATGCCCGACCAGCACGTGTCGTTTGAAATCTCTGGTGATACAAAGTTTGGTTTACTGGTAGAAGTAGTGCGAATCTTGAGTTGATTCGTAGTATTGATGGAGGTACAAATTTCTCGCGGGTTGCTGTGACAGATACGGATGCAAGTGGGAGTGAATATAGAGTTCCTGTTCATTTCGTTAATGAGAACACAGGTTTTGTTACGATGTATAGAAGTTGGAAAACAGTCGATGGAGGGCAGACTCTTTCACAAGGAGGAATTTGTACTGGTTCTACTTCAACTACAGCTACCGGTGTAAAAGCGTCTCCATCTATCAAATCCCAGTTCAGGACTTTTGATATTACTGGAAGTGAGCCAACTGATAGAACAACAGAAGGTTCTGCAGTATCTGCTGCTGACCCTCTGAATTTTGGTTCGGTCGCTCAAGGCGCTGATTCTCAGGTTAGGTGCATTACATTCAGGATTACTTCGTTTGGGTCTTATACAACTGTCTTCAATATGAAGTTTTATTTAGCTGACAAGACTGTTTTCATGTCTGCGACGACGACGTATCATGCAGATATTACTGATACCTGGACACAGAACAAGACGCCTGCTCAAGTCAAGGCTGGAACACCTGGGACGTGTCCTGTGACTTTGCCTGGGTCGCCAAACCTGACTAAGATAGGTGGAGGGGACATCACTGGTGTTGGACATGCGGATACATCTCAGTATATTTATCTTGTGCTGCATATCGGAAATGACGAAGAGCTTGGTGCTGGTAAGGAGTTTGTGTATAGAGTAGTGTTTGATTATAGTTAGATACCATGGCAAGATGGCAAGATGGTAAACAACCCCCTGGCCCCCCACAACCCCCTACCCCATCCCCCTTATCAAAGGGGGGTAGGGGGTTGTTAGCCGTTTTGCCGTTTAGGAGGAGATATGTGGAAAGCGTATCTAAAAGATGGAACTGAGATAGTTTCGGGAAAGTGGGCTGAAGTGCCGAAAGCAGATGTTGTAAGATTGGAGTGTTGCTTAGGTAAGAAAAAAGTTGAGGTAGTCATTCCACCTTGGGCAACGCCAGTGATGTTCAATACAGGGATGGCATCTTCGGACAATGACAGAGTAGTTCTATTGAGTCAGTCTATTGGATATAGTAATGGCAAGGTTGAAAAATACTTTAGATTGACTGTAGACGGGGTAATTACAGAGGAAACAGGCCCGGCAATCCATTAGGAGAATATCTAAATGCAAGACATAGTTAAGGTAGAAGGCACAATCAATCTCAAGTTATTTGAACGGAAGGGTGGTCCACTGATAGGTGAGTGGAATATTCCTAATGTCGTAACTATAGTTGGGAAGGCGGCAATCGCTGGATTGTTGCTTGCTGATGTAGGCGGGATTGCTTTCGATTATATAGCAATAGGGACTGGGACTACACCAGCAAGTCAAAATGACACTGCACTTCAGGCTGAGATAACGACTGGTGGAGGTCAGCGTAGAGGTGGGGCTGACGTTGTTGGTATTCGAGTAACTACCTCCTATCCTAACGATACTGCTAAACTAACGACCACATTTACTTTTACCAGCAGCTTTGCTGTAACCGAATATGGTGTTTTTAACGCTACTTCAGGCGGCACGTTGCTATGTAGAAGAGTGTATTCTCCTGTGAATGTTGTCAGTGGCAATATTCTGCAGGTGGAGTGGAAGATAAAGTTCAGTTAATGCTATGGCAAGATATATTTATGTTGTTTCCTTTCCTTTTCCATCTATTGGGCAGCCGGGGTGTGGGTGTCTGTATGCTATAGACGTAATAAATCCGGCAGATATTTCGATTGTCGGAAGAAGCGATTATGATTACCCACTCAGTGTATCGGATATTTCAGGATATTATGCCTACGTTGCGTTTTCTTCTACTTCGATATTCAGGATTTTTGATGTCTCTTGTCCATTTTCTCCTGAGTATGTCAATACTGTATCGTTAGATGTTCCTGGGTCATTGTGGTCGGGCTTGCAGGATATCATTTGTCACGGCGATAACTGGGTTTTGGCTGCTGGGGGCACGGGCTGGGCTGGCAATCCTGAAACTCATAGCTTACATATCTGGGCTGTTGATGTTACTGACAAAAGTAATCCAGTAGAAACGAATAATAACTTAGGAAGCTATTGGCCGGTAGCACAAAAATGCTATATCAATGGCAATCGGTTGTATGTAGCAAACATCATACGTATCGGAGATGACAATGATGAACAAGACCGGATTTCAAGTTATGACATCAGCAACTTGCCAACTGTTTCACATGTCGAAACATTACAATTAGCAATGGTATCCTATCCGTTTGCTACTTGGGCTGGTATTGCGGGCACTGGCAATTATATCTTTGTTTCTTTTTCCAACCAAAGCAAGATATGGTCGTTTGATGTGACAAATCCCAATGCGATGGTTGAGCTTGATTGTCTGGATATAGTATCGTATCCCAACAGTCTTGCGGTCAAAGGAAACTATCTTTATGTTTCTATTCCGGCCGAGGATAAAATTAAGGTCATTGATATTACCAATCCCGCAGTGATGGTTGAGTATAGCACTTTTACAGATGCTCAACTTGACAAGGTTCGTGCTATCAAGACCGACCCTTATAGTAACGTTCTTTACGCTGTGTGTCCATGTGACACACCAGAGGACGACAGGGCGCGAGTTACAACAGTCGATATTAGTAATCCTTCTGCTTTAAGTGTTCTTGACAGTATATTCTCCCAGCCGCTTCATGATGCTAGAAGTGTTGTGATACTTGGTGTTGACCCCATCTACCGATTTGAAGAAGCTGTCGCTGTATCCGATAGCGTATCCAGAATTCTTGATGGTTTGGAGGGAGAAAATGCTTATTCGATAATTGATGTTTTGCCTGGTGGCGACGAGAGTGATTTAGGCGCTATAATTGAAGTATCGTTACTTGGGAGTTCGGTATCAGCGCCAGTTGTTATAGAAGTTATTGAGGGCGGTGAGCCGCCGCCGCCTCCCCCTCCACTACCATCTCCGTTTGTTGGACAGGAGGGAGTTTTTGTATTTGACCAGAACGGAGTCAGTTTGGTAGCCATGCTATCTCCCTGCGACTACAGTATTGTAAAGGAGTTATCAAAGTCCTGTGTAATTACTGTTAGGTTGCCGAATACTGATAACTTGCTAACAGATACGTTTGTTGATTCGGAAGGTGTAACCCGACCACTGATCGACATAGGAAATATCATCAAGGTATACCGTAGTGGTAGTATCGATGCGATAGGATGTATTGTTGGACCGCTGAATAAGATAAACAATCCAGTGGAGATTACAGCATTTGGCCCTGCTTCATATTTAGAACGGTATAGAGTGCCTGTGCTATGGAATGTCAAAGCTGCGCCTGCAGTAGTCCTGAGAGCAGCTTTGAAGGAATACAGATTCAAGCGGTTGACGATGGTATCTGATTTTGACGCGGGCACTTATGATGATACACAATTACTTGAACTTAGCATTGAGGGGGAAAATCGAGGGTCGGTGATATTGGATTATGTTTCTGGCGGTGCGCCTCCACACAAGTCTTCTGGATACTGGCAGAGTGCAACAATAGATGTCGTCTGGATTTCCACAGCTTCTACCATCGGAGAATATTTGGTATTAGCAGTTGCAAAGTTTATCTTCACCTGAATATACTGCTGAACTGTACTGGTAATCGGATAGCCATCGAAACACCACTCATCAATACTTACCTCCGCTGTCCATGCTTCCCAATCGCTACCATTCACACTCGACCTTGTCTGAAAAGTAAGAGTCTGGTATTGACCAATACCAGCTTTGAATTTAATCTTTCGCCATGCTGTAATATCATCTCCGACACAAATAAACTGCGTCTCCTGTTTGATAGAGGCAGCTACAAAGGCAGTCTGTTCGCTTCTTTGATGGAAGACGATGATGTCATCGGTCTTGGTTCTGGCACCGGTCTTGACCAGTTGACTGCTATTGCTCAAGACGTTGATAGTATCGCCCGTTATGGCAAACGGATAGGAATCTATGAGAATGCTGTTCAGACGCACGCATCTGACTTGGCAGACGCCACAACCGCGCATTTGAATGAATACAAATCACCTAAACGATACATCAGGATTAGAGTAATTGATACTCCTACCCACCCCTGCCCCTCCGGAGGAGGGGACGGAGAATGGGATTTGGAGCCTGGTGATACAATTAGACTTCGCTCCCCTCTTGGGAGGGGCAGGGGTGGGTCAGCAGAATGTAATCTTGATGATAACTTCAGGATTTATAAGGCTGTACGTCACTTTTCTTCACAAGGATATGAGATGGAATTAACGCTGACGAATCCGTATCCGAGAGGGAAATCATTTATTCAGGAGTATCTCGAACAACAGCAGGAATTAGCGGTATCAACGGATTCGGCTTTGAAGAACTACGATGGAAGCGACCTGTGGACTGATTGGATAGCTCAAGATAATACTCTTTGGCAATCATTGACAATCCAGTTAGGATTTACTCCTACTGCTGGACATATTGTTGCTTTGCAAGTATTAGAATATGAGACAGGATACTACACCCATCCAGAAACGCAAATTGATTATCGTGTCAAAGATTTGAGGACTGGTGAGATGGAGATTGAGTATCGGCGTACTGAGGTTGGATTGCATCCAATCAGAATACATTTTCTCTGGAAAGCCTGGAGTAGGAGGAGGACATTCTCGTCTATTGGAGTTGGAGGTCAAATTTCGTGAAGCTTTGTGTCCGTCATAAATCTACTGGTAGAATAGCATTATTAATGAATTTGTCGCCTAAGCTGGCTAAGATGCAGACGCTTAGCAAACTTGGTTATAGTGATGAGTACACTCTTGATATTTCTCATGATTTGCCTCGTTTGCAGGATACTATGGCGCAGTTTATTAGCATACCAGACCTCACCCCCGTCCCCTCTCCACTTTGTGGAGAGGGGTTAGGGGTGAGGTGTAATCGTATAGCGCCAGAAAACAAGACGTGTATCCGCCGAACAGCTTTGGGAGACTTGCTAATGTTGTTTTTGTCTTTGGAGGAATATGTTCGTGTAACTGGTGAAAAGATTGTGCTTGCCACTTCTAAATCTTTCTTTGACCTTTGCCAGCGGCAGAAATTTATTGATGAAGTGTGCGATTTTTCTGAGCTTGGTGGGCGACGATTCACCAAGATATTTGATTTAGAGGGCGCTGTTGATTTCAGTGAGCATCAAATAGCACGGCAGCAGATGTTTGCCAGGTTGCTTGGCGTCACACTCACAACCCACCCCTACCCCTCCACCCACCCCTGCCCCTCCGGAGGAGGGGAGGGGAGACGAGGGTGTAACACTCCATTCCACATAAAGAAATCGCCGAATTACATCCGTTTGTATTCGAGGGAGAAAAAGTGGGCAAGTAATATCCTGAGTGGCCGTAAGCATCCGCTCATCGGCGTGATGCCAAAGAGTAAATCATATCTCCGTGATTGGGGTCGGGAATTGGAATTGATAGATAGTTGCCCATTCTGGACCTTTCTGATATTCCATCATCAACCCTTGCCTGAGTTTGATGGAATTAGAAACGTTGTCAATTTTGCGGGTAAAACAACAGTAATGGAGTGCGAAATCTCAGAG